ATTTAGCCAGAATCTTGGTGAATTTGGTAAACAGGCAGAAGCATTTGGCAAAGCTCTTAGTGCTATGTCTAAAGCTATTACGGGTGAAAACGCAATTGATACAGATGCTGTATCCAATGCTAAAAACATAGGTACTATGATGACCGAACTGCAAAAAGCATTACCGAAAGACGAATGGTTCGACGGAGTTATGCAGCTTGATGATTTTGGTAGTGATATCAGTGCTTTTGGTCAGGGGTTGCTTGTTTACAACGCGAATGTCGCAGACATAGACTTTACTAAAGTTAGCGCATCTGTATCTCAAGCTAAACGAATGGTATCACTGGCCAATAGTATATACGGCAACTCATCCAATATCGAAAGTGGAATTAAGACGTTCAAGGATTTCGAGGATATCGGTGAAACGATAAAAGATTACAGTGATGATGTATCTAATACCAATATTGATAGCATATCCAATTCTATTTCGATAGGATTCAGATTAAAAACATTCATTTCAAGTCTGAAAGATATTAATACGACCGGCATCACGAGTTTTAAAGAGGCTGTGAGTAAACTTGGTGAAGTTGAACTCGGTAGTATTAAGAATACGCTAAACGAATCGGCTAAAACATTTTCGACGAATGGTTTAAGTATTGTTGAGGCATTGAGCAGCGGAATGACCATGAGAAGGTCTAAAGCTATATCAGCAATGAGCAATATAGTTAACGATGTGCAGAAAACAATTACCGATAGAAACGAAAACTTCAAGAAAACGGGTGTGGCGTTGATCAGTATGCTTGCCGTTGGAATGGCGGCTCAGAAAGAACATGTTAAGAATATTGCTTCTCAGGTTGCTATAGCATCTGCAAACGGAGCTCTTAATCCGGCGTATTCTTATATGAATAATAACGGAAGAAATCTCGGTTTAGGTTTAGTCTACGGTGTGTTATCAATGCAACAGTCGGCTTATAACGCTGGCTTTGCTTTAGGACAAGCTGCGGTCAGAGGCGAGCGTGCCGGTCAGCAATCACATTCACCATCCAAAGCTACATATCAATCCGGTATTTGGCTTGGTGAAGGCATGATAAATGGCTGTCGTGATATTGCCACAAAAGTATTCAGTACGGGTAAGAAACTTGGTACTGGCATAGTGGACTCCGTATCCGAAGCTATGCAGTCAGCTGAAGATATATTTGATTCCACAGTTGATGTAGCTCCTGTAATCACGCCGGTAATTGATTTAACCGATATTCAAACCGGAGCTGCCAGAATCACAAGTATGTTCAATAATCCGTCAGTAACACCAATGACAAACATCCGAGCTATTTCCGGAATGATGGGCAATCGTCAAAATGGAAATAATGAAGATGTGGTGAATGCTATTAATGGGCTCAAAAAGAGCATCGGTAATGCTGGAAATACTTATAATAACATTTCTGGAATTACTTATGATAATGGAAGTGCTGTTTCAGAAGCTATCGAAACATTGGTAAGAGCAGCTAAGATAGAGAGGAGGAGATAGTCATGTCTCAGTTTTCAGACGGCACATCTGGTTCATCTTCACTAAATGATGTTTTTACTGATGGCTCTGAATATACAACCAATCTCAGCGCCCAAGTTCAAATCACTGAATTTGGGCTTGAGATTGGTACAATTCGAAACGTATTTATAAAATGGACGTGGAATCAGCTACACACAAAAGAATTTCGTGTTGTTTGGTATTATTTTACCGGGCAAGGAACATCCTTTGTTGGAAGCGATGCCAGAATAACAAATAAATATTCTTCATATAACGCACCATCCAATGCGACAAAAGTAAAAGTAAAAATACTTCCTATAGCCGACAGTCGTAAGATTGGAAATTATACTGCAGCATATTGGACAGCCAAGTGGACAACTTTAAGAGAATATAGTTTCAAAAATAATCCACCAACTGTTCCGTCGGCTCCGTCAGTCACAATTAGTAATAAATATAAACTTACGGCATCACTTGCTAATGTTAATTCTGATACAGAACAAATCGAATGGTATGTTGTACGGGATGATAAAACTAAATATTATTCTGTAAAAACAAAAGTTAACAAAAACGCCGCGTCAATGACTTGTACCATTGATGCTGGAGGAAAATACAAGGTTAAATGCCGAGCGTGGAAGGGCAACCAGCATAGCGACTGGTCTGAATATTCCGGAAATGAAGGTACTGTTCCGACTGGAGTTGGTGAGATTACTCGTCTCGAAGCTTTTTCAGAAACAGGTGTACTGGTCGATTGGACTGGTGTTAAAAATTGTACGGGGTATGAAATTCAATATACTACGAGACAGGGATATTTTGACAGTAACCCTAACGAAGTCAAAAGCCAAACCGTTCCGTCGAATATCAGTCATGCTGAAGTAACTGGTCTTGAGTTAGGACAGACATATTTCTTCAGAGTCAGAGCTACAAATGATCAAGGAAATTCTCCTTGGAGCAGTATCAAATCAATAACCCTTGGTAAAGATCCAACAGCTCCGACAACATGGTCATCGACTACGACGGCTATAGTTGGTGAGGAGCTTGTTCTTTATTGGGTACACAATGCTACAGATGGCTCTTCGGAGAAGCAGGCGGAACTTGAGTTGAATGTCGATGGAACTATCACAACTGAAACCATCGTGAATACAGCAACAGGCGACGACAAAGATAAGACTAAAAGTAAGAAGATAAATACGTCAAAATGGAGTGAAGGAACCACTCTAAAATGGCGTGTTCGAACTATGGGCATTACTGGAAATTACGGAGAATGGTCTGTCCAGAGAGTTGTAAACATTTATGCGCCCGCCACGTTACAACTCAATGTGACAGATTCTTCCGGAAGTGATATTTCTACTATTACGTCATTTCCTTTCTATATTAAAGGAATAGGTGGTCCGAGCACTCAGAAAGTTCTTGGATACCACGTATCAGTAGTGGCTTTGGAAGGATATAATACGGTTGACGAAACTGGTATGGCGATCGTTGTCGCTAAAGGTCAGGAGATATTTTCACGATATTATGACACTAGCGGAGAACTGTTACTTGAATTACATGCTGGGAACATTGATCTCCAGAATAATGTTAGTTATCGAGTTATCTGTTCGGTTGCCATGGATTCAGGATTATCGGCAGAGAGAAATGAAGATTTCACAGTAGCGTGGACCGAAATGACCTATTCGGTTAATGCTGAGATGGCATACAGTCCAGAGACATATTCATTTCTTATCAGACCATATTGCCTTGATGAAAATAATAATCCTGTGAGCGACGTTACTCTTGCCGTATATAGAAGACAATTTGATGGAGAGTTTGTTGAAATTGCATCCGACCTTGAAAATTCATCGAACCGGTTTGTTACTGATCCACACCCTGCGTTGGATTTCGGACGATATCGTGTTGTGGCTAAATCTAAATCAACTGGGGCTATCAGTTATTACGATATGCCGGGCTATCCCATCAACGAATCTGGAATTATCATCCAGTGGGAAGAGCAGTGGCAGAACTATATCACATCTGAAATAAATGAAAATGACACGTATGCTGAACGTCCTTGGTCTGGTTCAATGGTGAGGCTACCATATAATGTAGACGTGTCAGACGATAGCGATTCAGATGTATCACTTGTCGAATACATAGGTCGAAAACATCCAGTGAGCTACTATGGGACTCAGGTCGGACAAACTGCAAGTTGGAATACTGATGTTCCGCGTAGAGATGTAGAGACTCTTTATGCTTTGAGAAGATTGGCTGCGTATCAAGGAGATGTGTATGTCAGAGAATCAAGCGGAAGCGGTTATTGGGCTCATGTTAATGTGTCAGTAAGTAAAAAGCATCAAAATGGGGTAGTTCCAGTTACAATAAAAGTAACTAGAGTTGAGGGAGGGATTTAATATGCCAGATTGGACCAAATCAATGGAACAATCTTTTGAATATTATATTGTAGACCCTGGTACTTGGCGTGACCAAAAGAAACTCAACAATATACTTGACGGTGCAATTGATGGAGATTTGGAGGCTGAAACGCTCGGTTCTGCAACATTTAATATAAGCGATTCAGTTGGGGAATGTTATATCAGACCCTATCTTGTTACTCGTCAAAATGGAATTACAGAAAGGTTCCCTATGGGAGCTTTTCTCGTTCAGACTCAGAAAACAGAGTTCGATGGCAAGTATACAAAGGTTCCAATCGATGCATATACACCTTTATTAGAACTAAAAGAGAATTTGCCGCCACTGGGATATTCGATAATGAAAGATTCTAATATTATGGACTATGCATACAGACTCACCAGAGAACGAGTTAGAGCACCTGTTGTTCAAACATCAATAGATGAAAAATTATATTCTGATTTTGTGGCTAACACGGACGATACATGGCTTACATTCATCAATGACCTGATGGCGAATGCTAAATACCATTTTGGTCTTGATGAATTAGGTCGTGTTATTTTTATGCCTAATCAGGACGTCGATTGCTTACAACCGGTATGGGAATTTAATGACGATAATAGTTCCATTCTTTATCCAGATCTTAGCACAAATAGGGATATGTATGGAATCCCGAATGTCGTTGAGGTTTCATA